TTCAACATCTTTGGAGTGGTGTGGGCTGTTACGAATTGGGCATAGACTTTTAATTATTAGAAAGGAGAAAGAAATGGAAACAATTAGATTTGATAAAGCGGATGTATTCTCATGGGAATCTACTCACGACGAGTGGATACAAGAAGCAATGGACGACTCGAGCGATATTGCGATAGTTTTAGCAGAAACCATAAAAGCTCACGTGTTAGAGGCTAATGAACCGTCGCCCGATATTTCTCATTACGCGGGGGATGTTCACGGTGCGATGGGACCAGTCGGATTATATATTTATACGATGGAAGATGATGATTGGGTATACGTAGCTCACTACATCAATGAGGTCGAGCACCAGTGTTTTTTATTCAGGCATAGAAAACAAATCAACGAGGATAGACAAGGTGAAACTTTCGGAGTAACCGAGTCGGCGATTTATTACGACGAAGACGGAATGTGATTATTAGAAAAGTCCTATTAGTAGTTTTAGAAAATAAAAAAGTTTTTGAAAAAAGTTTACGAGAACTACTAATAGAAGTAATAAACTAATAGAATCGAGCTGAAAGGCTCGTGGACAGTGGATTGTGTGAAAAAGCAAAAGTAATAGAATTCTATTAAACTATTAGAAATGAACAGGTAAGAAGGAGAGAGGGCACGAGAAAACTATTTTATTTATTAATTTTCTATTATTATTGTAATAACTCTATTAGAAATGTTGGTAAATAGAATGAAACAACTGACCTATACTCCACTCGTTCCATCTGAGGACGGAAACTCACTCATCGACGAAAGCGGTAAGAAATGGCAACCCATTAACGCCAAGCAAAAGAAGTTCTGTCGAGAGTACGTTAAAGGCATGACAGCCACTGATGCTGCGATGAAAGCAGGCTATACGAAGGATCGCAAGGGGGCTAAGACTCAAGGCAGTGTTCTACTCAATCATAACCCAGTCGTTCGAAACTACCTCATTGAGTTAGAAATGTCACTCGCGGAGCGAGATGCAGTTTCTTTGGAGAGCCACCTGTCCACGCTCCACGATCTACGAGAAGAGGCAAAGGACCAAGGTCAGATATCCGCGGCAATCACCGCCGAGGTTCATCGAGGCAAGGCTGGCGGACTCTACATCGATAGACGCGAGGTGTTGACCGCGAAGATCGATATGATGTCCAAGGACGATATACTCACGCGACTCGAGGAGCTGATTAAGAAACGAGCGACCGAGTCGAACGTGATCGAGGGAGAGTTTACTCAATCGTAATCTACTCTATCAAATCTACTCTATCACTCTATCACTCTATCACTCTATCACTCTATCCCTGACTCTACTCTACACTCACCCTTACCCAGACACTCACGGACAGAGCGAGCCAGCCAGCGAGGGCGGAGCGAGCGACGAGCCACGGAAAATAGACGGAAAAAGGACGGAAAATATATAAATAAATATTTAATTATTTAAGTACGTATAGTTGTATATATAACTAATTAATATATAATACGTCATGTGGCACAGACATAAGACCACATTAATTAACTAATAATAATTATGAAAACTAATAATAAAGATGTGAAAGCTAACACACAAACAGCTAAAACTAGAAAACCAATACCCGTTGAAACTGTTGGTGGTTCTATTAATCCTAACCTTAGAATAATACTAGGCGATAACTATGTTGATAGTGGTTGCCATGCTAGTTTACCTAAACAGTTGAGGATTGCCCTTGCTATGGTATGGAATGATTTTAACGGCTCATGTACTTTAGCTGAGTTAGATAAAGCATGGGATAGTTCTGAACATTGTGATGTTAATGGCGGTAAGTATACGCAAGGCATCATTACTAAAGCTGGTCAGAAGTCTTTCTTTACTCACTACATTAGTGGTAACGGCTCGGCTACTAAAAACTTAGTAGAGCGTAAAGACGCTATGACAGTTGAACAGTATAAGGAGCATATCTGCATTACTAAGTAAACTAATCTAGTTTTAAAAGGGTAGTCTATCGGCTACCCTTTTTTTATGTCTACTATTTAACTACCTAACCCTTACCCTTAAACATACCCTAGAAACGCTATAAACGATCTCTACTAAACGATAATATATAAGCCTATAAGTAAAGGGGTAACCCCCCTTTTACGCGCTACCGCGGGTCCCACCCGCCCACACCTAGTTTCAGCCTCAGTTTTGCATGTATTTTTGAAAAAGTCCCTATGCAAAAAAATTTTGCGAAAAAATTTTTTCGAGGTATATTATGACCAACTTGTTATCCACGTAACTACTTTACTTATGAAGATCAACCGTTTAACAGAAATTGAGCGCGAACAACAAGACGAAATCGATCGAGTATTGAAACTCGCAGAACAAGATCCTGGATTACAAGAAATTTCATTATTCGCACCCAAGGCTCCTGTAGGAATCCTATCCCAAGCATTAAATACAGGTGCTTCAAAACTAGCTTCCATGGTTCCGTCACAAGTAACGGAAGCCCTTGCAGGTTTACCGTCACTCATGGCTCGCGGTTCGGGGGAAGGTTTTGAACGGTTCGGTAAACGTAGAGGGGCAGGCACGTCCCGCGTTAATCAAAACTTAGACGAATTAATTAGTGACTTTTTCGCGCAAAGCAAAGGTGGTACTGACCTTAGTGAAGTAAGCGAATACACGTTAGAATTACTTAAAGCCAATCTGCCCGCGATCCGCGCAGCGGCGGCAAGGCAAAAACAAAATCCGAAAGCTGGTTTAAATCGCATTGTTAAAATAATTGAGGAACTGGATTAATCTTTACAAAACTATGGTTTTCAGAATAAGATACGCGCTAAGAGAACCATTCATAAATTAAACTGCTTTACTTATGGAAAGACAACAAGACGAAAGAACACTTTTTGAATATGAACGGGATATGTATTCACCAATAGCGCAACGTCAAATGGAAGAATACGCACTAGAAGAAGAAAAAGCAAAAAACACTCGCAGTACCTTTAGAACTTTTTTAGATAACTTTTCAGGAAACTTACAAAGGGAAAGCGATAGGAAGTTAGCCGAAAATAAAGCATTAACAGAATACCTCCAAACACCAGAAGGCAAAGAAGCAATGAAAACAGCTGGAATTGCGTCTCTTTCGTTATTACCAATTCCAGGAATGAAAAGAATTCTAGGCAGTCGTTTAGCTAGATTTCCTTTTAACAGAGATATATCTGCTCCAGCTCAACAACCTTTTGGTTCAGGTTCAAGCGTTGGTACGGATGTCGCGGGTCGTATTCCAATGCCTATGTCGAGAGCACCAGTACCCACGAACCGTGGACCGCGTGGACCAATCAATATTGAACAGCCTACGCAATTACCGTTGCCTTTAAGGGGAGGCAGAAATACGGGGGGCGTAAGCGAAACTGATCAAGCAATGATTAAAATGCAACAATCGCAACAAGGTATTATGAACACTCCTGCAGCTTTAAAAAGTTCTCCTACACAACCATTAAAAAGTAGAGGAGACATAAGACAAGATAGAAAGTTACAAAAACTACGAGAAGAACAATCTCAGTTGAGGGCTTACGCTAATATGGTAAACAGTATGCGTCAACAAGGAGAAGCAACAGAAGCTCAAATGCGTAATCTTGAACAAATCACCGCACGTTTAAATTTTTTAAATAAAACTTTAAAATAACCCATGTCGCAAGACAAAAGAGAAAAGTTAAAACTCTTAAAGGGAATTAACTTAGACCACCTTAATAAAGCGGAAGCGAAAGAGTTTACTGTTTTATTAGAGGAACTCGAAAAACGCGACTTCCAAGAAAAATCAACAAGTACCTTTATGGAATTTGTCCGTGCGATTTGGACAGATTTTATAGATGGAAATCACCATAAACAAATGGCGGCGGCTTTTGATGAAATAGCATCAGGCAAGCTAAAAAGGCTAATAATAAATATGCCGCCTAGACATACGAAATCAGAATTTGCGTCTCATTTATTTCCTGCGTATCTTTTAGGTAAAAATCCTAAATTAAAAATTATAGAAGCAACGCACACCGCTGACCTTGCGATTAACTTTGGTAGAAAAGTCAGGGATTTAATCGATGGCGACGAATATAAAGAACTTTTTCCTGAAACAGAGTTAAAAGCAGATAGCCGTTCGGCGGGTAAATGGTTAACAAGCCAAGGCGGAGAGTATTACGCGGCAGGTATTGGAGGTGCGTTAGCAGGTAGGGGTGCTGATTTGTTTATTATTGACGATCCGCATTCCGAACAAGACGCTATGTCGGATAAAGCATTAGAAGAAGCGTACGAATGGTTTATGTCGGGACCACGACAAAGGCTACAACCTGGAGGTGCTATCGTAATTGTAATGACACGTTGGTCGAAAAAAGACCTAACGGGGCGTTTAATTAAGAAAATGACACAAGACGAAGGCGCAGATCAATGGAAGTTGATTGAATTTCCTGCGATTTTACCTAGCGGTAGATCATTATGGGAAAATTTTTGGTCGTTAGAGGAATTACAAACAATAAAAGCTTCTGTTAGTCCGTCGAAATGGGCGTCGCAGTACATGCAAAGACCCACAGGTGAGGGTATTTCGATAATACCAAAAGATTGGTTTATGATTTGGGATCAAGATAAGCCGCCAGCTTGCGATTATTTAATACAAAGTTACGATACAGCGTTTTTAAAATCGGAAAGAGCTGACTTTACGGCGATAACAACATGGGGTGTTTTTTATCCTGAAGGAAAAATAGGCGAAGAACACTACAACGGCGATGAAGCACATTTAATTTTATTAGATTGTGTAAAAGAACGTTTCGATTTTCCTGAATTAAAAAACGAAGCGTTACGTTTATACGATTATTGGGAACCTGATACGGTAATTATTGAATCAAAAGCGTCAGGGATTCCGTTAGTACAAGAATTACGCAGAGTAGGCATACCTGTAAATACATTTTCTCCAGGAAAAGGGCAAGATAAGATTGCAAGACTTAATGCGGTTAGCCCGATTTTCCAAGACGGTAGAATTTGGGTGCCTGAAACTAGGTGGGGTGAGGAACTTATGGAAGAAGTTTCTGATTTTCCTGGTGGCGAAAACGATGACTTAGTTGACGCTACAACTTTAGCGTTAGCAAGGTTTAGAGAAGGTGGATTTTTAAGTTTAACCACCGACTATGAAGACGAGTATGATTACCCTAGAACGCAAAGGGTTTATTATTAATGAAATAAGTAGTAGAGTTTGCATATATGGCTATAGAAAGATCACCATTTTCCGTAATTCCAGGAACTGAGGAAGAACTAGATATCGAAATCGAACAACCTGATATGTTTGATCCAGAAAATACGCAAGTATTTTTAGCGGAGGACGGATCAGCTACTATAGGGTTTGATCCACAGCAAGAAATTGATTTACCTTTTGGTGAAAATATCGCCGAAGCACTAGACGAACGTCAATTACAAGAAATCGCAAGTGAATTAATTGAATATTACGAAGAAGATTTAAATTCAAGAGACGATTGGTACACAACTTTTAGTAAAGGATTAGATTTATTAGGAATTAGAGGCGAAGATCGCTCCGAACCGTTCGAAGGAGCGTCAGGCGTACACCATCCAATACTTTCTGAAGCCGTAACACAGTTTCAATCACAAGCTTATAAAGAATTATTGCCTGCTGGCGGACCAGTTGACGTAGAAGTACTTGGAGTTACTAACGACGCGAAGTTAGAAAAAGCAAATCGCGTTAAAAACTTCATGAATTACCAAATTACGTACAAAATGGAAGAGTTTGATCCCGAAATGGATCAATTATTGTTTTATTTACCGCTTTCAGGTTCAGCATTTAAGAAAATTTACTACGATCCGTCGCTAGGACGCGCAACATCACGTTTTATTAAGGCAGAAGACTTAGTTGTTCCGTATTATTCAGTAGATTTACTTACTGCACCAAGAATTACGCATGTTATGTACATGACAGAAAACGAAATGCGTAAATTACAAATATCTGGGTTCTATAGAGAGACTTCTATGAGCGATCCTGCAACAATAAGCACAACTGAGCTTGATGATAAGATAGATGAGCTCGAAGGAATCTCAAGAACTGCACAAGGCGAAGAATATACGTTACTAGAAGTACATGTTGATTTAGATATCGAAGGATTCGAAGACAGAAACGCTAATGGTGAAGAAACAGGAATAGCGCTACCGTACATTGTAACTATCTGCAAAGATAACAATGAAGTTTTGGCAATCCGTCCAAATTATGATCCTAATGACCCCATGCGCAAAAAGATAGAGCACTTCACCCACTTTAAATTTTTGCCTGGACTAGGATTTTATGGATTCGGCTTAATTCACATGATGGGCGGATTGACCAGATCAGTAACCGCGATATTAAGACAACTTATCGATGCAGGAACGTTATCTAATTTACCTGCGGGATTTAAATCTCGTGGGTTAAATATTCAAAAACACGATGACCCATTACAACCAGGAGAGTGGAGAGACGTTGACGTTCCTGGTGGTAGATTATCAGATTCTTTCCTTCCTTTACCGTATAAAGAACCAAGCGCAACACTAACTAATCTTTTAGGTGTTTTAATTGATTCTGGTAAACAATTCGCAGCAACTATTGAGCAACCTACGAGTGACGGTAACTCTGAAGCCCCAGTCGGTACTACTGTAGCTTTATTAGAAAAAGGTCAGCGCGTTATGTCTGCGATACATAAACGTTTACATTATGCACAGCGTCAAGAATTTAAAATATTAAAAAGAGTCTTTAGTGAGTTTTTGCCTCCTGAATATCCTTATTCAGTTCAGGGGGCATCTGAAAATGTATTCGCTTCCGATTTTGATAAATCTGTAGATGTAATCCCTGTAAGTGATCCAAATATCTTTAGTATGACGCAAAGGATAGTTTTAGCACAAACACAATTACAAATGGCACAAGCCGCACCAGATATTCATAATTTACGTGAGGCATATAGAAAAATGTATCTTGCTTTAAATATAAAAGATATAGATGCAATTTTACCTCAAGAACAAGAAATACCCCCAAGAGATCCAGTTAGCGAGCAACAAGCTGCGCTAACTGGAAACCCAATAAAAGCATTCGAGTTTCAAAACCACGAAGCATATATAGCGGCACATAGCGCATTTTTACAAAACCCTATGGTGCAACAAAACCCTGCGGTGTTACAAATCATTGGTGCGAATATACAAGAACACCAAGCGATGCTATATAGAATACAAATAGAACAGGCTCTTGGTCAACCATTACCTCCACTAGATCAACCTATGCCGCCTGAGATGATGAATGAAATAGCGGTAGCTGCCGCAACAGCAACACAACAAGTAACAGGTCAAGCACAAGCAATGGCACAAGCACAAGCAATGGCACAAAGCGATCCACAACGTGAAATGTTTGAACAACAGTTACAACAAGAACGTGATGAATTAATGCAGAAAGATATGAGCGAACAACGTAGACTAGAAGCTGAAATGCAAAAAGCTCAGATTAACGCACAAGTAGAGTTAGAACGTATAGAGGCTAACCGTGATGCGCAAGAAGTAAAAACTGCTATCGATCTACAGGAACTTGAGTTACGAAACGAAAGAGACGTAGAAAAGAATTTTAACGAACTGGTTAAAACAGTAAAACAAACTACTAGAGAGGACTAGGTATGAATAAATATTTTAATAACGACACTTATCCAGCACCTAAATCTTCAGCTAAATCTTCAGCTATGAGCGATCCTTCTGTTCAAGACGACACTAGAACAGAAGAAGTTAAAGCTGGCGAACTAATTATCAAAGATAATAAAGTCGCAGGAGAGGAAGCTAAGATGAAAGCTGGGTATGGTCAATCAAAAGGACTTCTTTATTATAGATACATTAAGTAATTAGTGGACTATATAAAAGCAGCGGAGCATTTGCTCCAAAAAATACGAAAGAGAAAAGATGATCTTTCGCAAACGTTAGCTACAGGTAGCGTTCAGGATTTTGAACAATATCAAAGAATAGTTGGCGAAATAGCGGGTTTGAATATAGCGGAGCAGGAAATTCAAACCTTAAATTCAAATATGGAGGATATAGATGACTGAAACTGTTCCAAATCGAGTAGATAATTTTGGCAGTGATACCCCAAAACCTGTAGAAGAACAGGAAGCTGGACTTACTGTTGAGACGTTAGACTCGCACACGGAAAAATTACCGCACCCCACAGGATATAGAATATTAATTCTACCCTTTACACCACC